GCAGCGGACGCAGTCACCGGGGAAGCGGTTCGAGCGGTCGTGGCGCGGGTGCCGGGCCGCTCGGCTGGCTTCGTGGCGCTCGGGCGGATCGATGCTGTCGCCGCGGGTGGGCCGGACGTCGTCGACTGGCCGGCGCCCTCGCAGCTCGTCCATGGCGGGGCAGCGGTGCGAGAACACCTCAGCGAGGGTCGGGAACGTCTCGTGGCAGGCGCCACACTCCTCAACCTGCTGGGCGCTGGGGGTAACAGCGGTGGTGGTCATGACGACAGAGTACCGCGCTTGACCGCAGTAGACAAGCGCGCTTTGTTTCTGCTGGTACGGCGGTCTTCCTCGTCGTCCATCGCCAAGTAGATGATGCCCTCCAGGAAGTCCGAGCGGCTGAACCCGGGCGCCTTGTTGGCGTCGAGCCAGGCCCAGCACTCGTCGGGCAGCCACACGCCCGAGCGGCGCCGGCCCTCGCGGTCGCGCTCACCAGGCACGGTCAGAACGGGACATCGTCGACCTGGGCATCGACGATCTCGGGTGCCCGGGCGCCGTCGAACTCGTGGCCGGTGGCCGACTCGTCCCAGGCATCGACGATCACGGGGAACCCGCTCTCGCCTGGCCATGGCTCGGCCACCAGGCCCTCGGTGCCGACCGGGAGGATGACTACACGGCCGCGGTGCATCGCCCCGACTGGCTCAGTGAATCGGACTCGGCGGACGGCGGTCATCGCTGGGCCAGCTTCCGGTTCCAAGCCTCGGCATGAGCCTGGCAGGACGGCAGGTACACACCGCCGGAGGGGGTGGGGACGTAGGTGGTGCTGGTCACGGTGGCGCCGCAGCGGTCGGTCTCGCCGTTGTCGGCGTGGATCTGGTTGCAGGTGGCTGGGGTCATGACCCAGAGCGTAGCGCGCTTGACCTGCGATGTCAAAGCGCGCTTGGCCGCATCCGGTCAGACGGTGCGCAGCTTCCCGCCGTTCGCCTGCTGCCAGGAGAAGGCCGCCGTGTGCTCCCCGAAGTACGCCACCTGACCGTTGAGGATCACCCGGTACTCGGCGCCCTCAGGGGCGGGCTCCGTCGGCGACTGCACCGCCAGCGGCTGCTCCAGGGCGGCGTAGTCGCCGGACGTCATCAGCGCCGAGCCCACCGGAGCCGCGCCGCCGCCACAGCCGCAGCCCATCAGCTGCCCTGGAAGAGGTCGAGCACGCGGCGGGCCGGGTTACGGCCGGCTGCGTCGGCGAGCGTCACCACAGCGGCAGCCCGGCGAGCGGCAGCGGCCGACGGCACAGCGACGGCGTCGTGCTGGTACCGCACTGGTACCGACGAGGCCACCAGCGCCTCCCCGCGGTAGGTCGTCTGCGCATGCTCCGACCCGAACCCCGGCGACGGCACCAGCAAGCACGCCACCAGCTCCTGCCACCCAGGCTTGTCCGGGTGCGGCTGCCAGTCCCCGGAGCAGCGGCACGCCAGCATCCGGGCCACCTGATCGGGGCGCACACCGGGCAGCAGCGCGCCGGCCATCCACGTGCCTCGGGCGTTCTCGCCGACGGCGACATGCCCGATGATCGAGCACGCGTTGTCGTAGTGCTCGAAAGCGATGCCGTGATCGTTGCGGAGCATCGGGGCATGGCCGCAGTCCATGGTGAGCGGCCCGGCGGGGATGAGCCCGGTCGCGGTCGGCGCCCATGCGCCCATGAACCGGGAGTAGTCCACGTTCCCGGCCGGGGCCTCCAGCCGGCGACCGGAGCGGACGTAGGCGCGGTGGCTGGTGCCGGCGGGGGCGAGCATGCCCCAGACGCGGCCCTCGTCGTTGACCATGAGCGCGCCGGGCATCGACACGTCAGTGGGCTCCTGGAACCACTCGGCCGGGGGCAGATCCCGGAGCGTGATCGTCATCGACGCCGCGGTGATCGCCTGGACAGTGTCGGCGGGCGTCACATCGTGACCGCATCCGCCACACGTGCCGCCACAGCCGCAGGCCCGGGCAGCGTCGACGTCGACGGCCACGTGGGCTCGTCCACCGGGCGGGATGGGGTCCAGGTGCCCGGTGACCACTGTGGTGGCCGCTGAGGCCGCCACAGGCTCGCTGACGGGCTCCTGGGTCTCGGGGGCGGGCTGCCCGTAGAGGGCCAGCAGCTCGGCCGTGGGCTCGATCGTGGCGTCCGCCTGCGCCGGCACGCTCACACCGGTCAGCTCACCGATGCGGCCGCCGTCGATGATCTCGACGATCGGGATCATCGCCTGCAGCTCGGTACCGTCGTCGTCCGGGTCCTCTTCCTCCATCGGCGGCCAGATCGACGTCACGCTGGCCGGCCGGGTCTCGTCGAGCCCCATCGACACCCAGCGCTCGATCCCGGCGACCGACCGGCGCGCGTAGTCGGCGCCCACGTCGGACTCCAGGTCCAGGGTGACGAACCCGTAGAGCGTCTCGCCTTCCTCGACGACGCGGACCACGTTGCCGATGTGCACGACCTCGGGCAGACCGCCATGCGCCGACGAGCGCACCTGGTAGTTGAAGCTGAACGGCGGGTCCCGATAGTCGGTGTTGATGAACAGGCGGCCGGTCTGGCCGTCGCCGGTGGCCTCACCGCGGACGTGCATGACGGCGCGCAGGTGCTCGCCCGGCATGGGCGCGGGGCCGCCAGTCGGGGCGGTGGCCGCGGTCAGACCGCTGATGCCGTAGTTGATGCCCCCGTGCTGGATCGTCACGATCCCGCCGCTGTGCAGTTGCTGGCGCTGGCTGATCGCGGCAGCAACCTCGCGGCCAACGAGGCGGCCCAGCTCCCGGGCTTGTGCTTCGGTCTCGGGGTCCATGGGAGCAGTCTCCTCCTCCGGGTCGTCTGTGACCAGCGGGAAGTCAAGCGCCTCGCCACCACGGGCCAGGCGCAGACGGTCGAACGTGATCGGGCCTTCGCTCGCCGCGGCGATCGCCGCGACAGGCCAGGCCTCCGTGTTGCCGTAGTCCAGGCAGACATGAGCGACCCACGGCCGGTGGTTCTCCGGCGCGGCCCATTCGACCGCAACGGACGCGCCGACCGCGCCGACCTGGGAGCCGGCCAGGTGGGCGATGTCGAGCGGCCGGGTGTCGTTGGACGGGTCGTCGCCGACGCTCAGCACGAGCGCCGGGTCTTCGCCGGTCGCGTTCCAGACCGCGGCGCCGAACACCCGGGCGGTGATCGGCCCCAGCTGGTCCGAGATCATCTCGCACTCGGCGACCATCTCGTCCCAGGCCTCGTCCGGGATGTCGGCGGCGTCGCCGAGGTAGCCGAGGGTCAGGTGTAGGGCGTCGGCGGGCTCGCCATCCATGAGGGCCAGGCGCTGAGCGTCCTCGGCGGTGGGGACGAGCGCGACCATGGCGCCCTCATGGGGTTCGCCGGTCGTGGTGTCGACCTGAGGTGGGCCGGGCACCGCCGCGGAGGCGGCGACGGGCTCGATGTCGGTGCCGCCGTCGGTGTCCCGGGCGACCTGGTCGACGATGCCGCCCTGCCCGCGCCCTGGGGTGTCGGCGTCGATCGGCTCGGCGGTCTCCAGGTAGAGCACGGTGCACCGGCAGTTGATGACCTCTTCCGGCGGCCCTGACGGGTCGCCGGGCACCTTCATGCGGGCCGCGCCGACCTCGAACATGGTTCCACGTGGAACAACCTGGCCGTCTGCGTGCCGGTGGGTCGGCCGGGTGCGAGCGTCGTTCGTGGCCAGCCACTGTTTGAAAGGCGGCGCGTCGGCGCCCATCAGGTCGATGCGGGCCTGCGCGCCCATGTTGGATGCCCCGATGACCTCGGTTCGGGCCAGGGCCTCCGCTTGGGCGCGGGACAGGAACGTGACCGCCTGCACCCGGGACCGCAGCTGATCGATGCCCTCGCCCTCAGCGAAACCGGCCAGGAGCTGGTCACGCGCCGCGGTCCAGGCCGTGTCGCCGAGCCGGTAGAACCTGTTCCTGGTCGTCGCCAGGTACTCGCTGGCGGCGTGGTCGACCAGCTCGGGCACCGGGGCAGGTGGCGGCAGCCCGATCGCGGTGACCTGCTGCTCAGCGGCGTCTGCGCCGGCCTGGTAGACGCCCCGGAACCACGGCAACACCTCGGACTCGACGGCCGCCCGCCACTCGGCGTTGATCGCGGCGAGGTCGTCCAGGTTGCCCTGGTCCTCAGCGGAGGCGGTCATCGCAGCGAACCGGGCCGCGACCTGGGCGAGGATGCGGCCGAGGCTGGCCAGCATCATCCGGGTGGCCGCGGCCTCCAGGGCCTGGACGCGCCGGCGATGTGCTTCCCGGACGGTCACCATACGAACGCTGGCCTCATCTGCTCGTAGTAGAACCGGTGGCCCGGGTTCGCGGGGTGGACGAGGTCGGTGTTGTTATTGGACCACCACCCGAGGTTCTGCCAGGCCTTCCAGGAGCGCTGGCCGGCACCCCAGACGTCGACGACGAGGGCGCCCATGCCGTCGGCGAACGCCCGGAGCGCGGCGACCACGGTCGTGTAGGCCAGCTCGGCGTCCAGGAGGCCGTCGGCCTTCCCGCCGTGCTCTATCTGGATGATCAGCTCAGGTGGACTCGCGTCGGCGACGCCCTCGTTGATCGCCCGTCCGAACACGCCATTGAGGTTGTCCATCAGGGTCTCGAACGTCTGCACGCCACCCAGCACCACGTCGTTGATGCCGACGGCGAACACGAGCACGTCGACGGTCCCGGCGGCGCCCATCGAAGCCAGCGAATCGGTCGTGTACGTGTTCGGTGACCCCGACACGGTGACGGTGCCCAGGTTGAAGTTCGTCCCGGCGATCGATAGGCCGCCGCCCGAGTAGTTGTCGAGCACGACCCCGGTGGTGTTCCGGCCGGACACCCCGAAGATCTCCGACATGCCCACCGCGGCGGTCACCTTCACCGTGTGCGGGCCGGGCGTGGTCACCCCGGTGTCGAACCGCAGGATCGACAGGGCGGTGTTCACCAGCACCTGCTGGGTGGCGCCGCCGTCGACCTGGACGTCCACCCGCCCGTAGGTCGGGTGGGTCTTCATGATGACCTCGACCTTGGAGCCCTCGACGGGGAAGGTCAGGGTTGCCCCGTTGCCAGCGGTCAGCGGCCGGTAGGAGACGCCGCCAGGGCCACCACGTGAGGGGTTCGACAGCGACGGGAACGTGTCCCACGACCCGGTCGATACGACGTTGCCGCCGTTCGCGAGGTCGGCTGTGACGAACCCGGAGCCGCCGTTCCCGAACCGGCCTTGCAGCTCGGAGCGCAGCAGCCCGGTCCACGAGAGCCCCCACTGATCGGTTGCGCCGGAGCCCTTGGCGATGCTGTCGGCGATCACCCCGACAACGGCCAGACGGGTACGGGCCTCGTCCCGGGCGCGCAGCCAACCCATGCCCCAGCCCGGGGGAACGGTCATGTAGCCCTCGGAGCGGGGGAAGCCCTTGCTGAGACGCTGGATCAGTTCGAGGTCGGTTGCCATCGGCTCAGGCTCCTGCGTGGGCGGTGAGAGCGAGGACTCGCTCTGCTGGGGTCATCGTGGCCGACAGGAACGCCTCCAGCAGCTCCCAGCTGTGAGGCTTGCCCGAGGACAGCAGCCCGCGGGTGTAGGCCTCCAGGGCCTCCTGGAAGCGGGCCGGGTCCTGGCCCACACGGACGGCGACCTCAGCGACGCGATCCCAGGCGCCGTCCAGGAGCTGCTCGAACGTGCGGTGCTGGTTCGCCATCACGACGACGTGCATCATGTGCGCGGGCTGATCGAGGTCGGGGTTGAGGCGCCGGGCCTTCGCTGTGGCCTGGCGTAGCCGGTTCCCTGCGCGCTCGATCGCCCGGTGGACCAGCGCGTCGGCGGCCGCGACCGTGGCGACATCCGCGGCCCTTGGGAGCGACCGCTGGGACGGCGGGGCGTCGTCGGGGGAGCTGCGCGGGGTCGGTTCCCCCGCGGGCTCAACCGGGCGCTCTTCGTTCTCCGGTGGGGACCCGGCCGGCAGCGCCGGAGTGGCCGGCGCAGCCGGGGGCAGCTCGCCCTCGGCGACAACGCCCAGCTCGACGAGCGCTTTCCTCGCCA